ATGAAAAATTTCACTAAACTTCGAGAAAGAGCTATGCAGATTGCTGAAAAAGTACATAGAGATCAGGTTGATAAAGCAGGAAAACCGTACATCGGACACCCTATTAGAGTTGAACGAATGTGCTCCCGTCAGGAAGATAGGCTGGTAGCCTTACTTCACGACACAGTAGAAGATGGCGGCATAACATCGGAATATTTACTCATGGCTGGTTTTCCACAAGAGGTAGTAGATGCAGTCCTATCAGTGTCGAGAAAGAGAGGTGAGGATTATTTGGATTTCATTCAGCAATGCAAAACTAATCCTATCGGGTGTAGAGTGAAGATTTGCGACTTAAAAGACAACATGGATATAACAAGGCTGAATGAATTAACAGAAAAGGACATAGAACGAATGAAGAAGTATCACAAGGCATATAAGATTTTAACGGAAAAGTAAAAAGGCGGTGTAATAACCGCCTTCTTATTATATTAAGTTTGCCTTGTAAGAGCTTTAATATGTATAGCCACCTTGATGAAAAGCGTCATATGTGTCTTTTAATTCAACAAGTTCAGGGTATTTGTTAATGTTCTGCATAATACTGTCAGGGATGTCAGCAACTACTACCATTACCATATTATCATCGTTCTTTGAAACTACTACAAGATTTGGATAGTCGATAAAACGTTTATAGGGCACAGAACGAAGCGTATACAATGAGTTGAGGCCAAAAACGTGGTATTGGTATGTGTGTCAAAGAGTTACGAGTGTTGGCTGATTGATGGGGCGCAAAACCAAACGTTTACATTGCTTTAATTTTGCTTTACATCAAGGGGTGGTTGAGGCGTCAAAGCTTGAAGATAAGTTTACATTAGCTTACAGAGGGTTTACATAGACTACAGTATAGGTTTTTAGGGCAGGTTGTCTGTCCTTTTTTTTATGGCACAATCATCACGAAATAGGCTGTAATAAAGCAATCTACGCCAATTTCAGGAGGTTCTCTGGCGACATACAAAGACAGGGATAGAAAGGCTTAGGAAAGGGCTTAAAACGCCATTAAAATAGTGTTCAAAGGGAGGTAGCGGTTCTTATACCGTTGCCTCCCTTTTATATTGAAAAATACCGTTTTTTAGTGAGTGGATGTTCTGGTGGATGTTCAAAGTGGATGTTCATTTTATGAAAAGTGGATGTTCAAAACTCTTGCCAAGCCCCCCCCCGTAGAGAGGTTGTCAGCGAACAAAAAACGGCTTAAAGTGTAAGAAACAAGCACTTTAAGAGCAGGTTTTAGATATGCTTCTTTTCCGAAACTCCTTATATATAAAGGGATTTCAGGGAAATAATAAGGTGTTTAGGGGGAGGGAACACCCGAAAGAAGTTAATAGGATGCTATTTCTGCGTCCCTTTTCCACCTTTGATAATCTGAAAAGGATTTATCCTACGTTTGCAGTGCTTGAAGAGTGGGCATTGGAAACAAGCCTTTCTTTTTCAAAAGTTAGTTGCCGGATCTGTTCTTTGAGCCGTCCTATTTCCTCTGCTTGTTGTATTATCTTAGCGTCTTTTCTTTGTATATAAGGTTCATACGTCTTAAAAACATCTGTTAATGCAGATTGATCTGTTAGAGGAGTAGGCACTTCTTCTGGCTGATTTGGCAGCGTTTCATACCCCGTCCCTGTAAGAAGCCACATAGCATTAACTTCGTATGAAATCACGATTTTTTCTAAAACATCAGCTTTTGGAATAACTCCTTTGATATATCCTCTTATATTAGCCTCACTAATCCCTAATTTGGCAGCAAAAACAGTATTCTTTCCGCCTGCAAGGCGCTTTACTAAGTGTTCTATCCTTTCGTGAATAGTCCCTTTTTTCATCATAAATCACACTTTAATCGAAAATAATCACGAAAAAACTTGCGTTATTCGTGAGAACTCACTATATTTGCAACGTGTTTGAAATAAAACATGCGCCCAAAAATACGAAAAAGGGCTATAACAATGAAATTTTAAGTATTAAAGATTATGAAGAAGAAAGTGATAAAAGTTACAGCGACAGATCAGACAGTTGAGAAGTTGTACAAATTTGTAAAATTCATTAATGAGAACTCAAGCATTCGCGCATATCCGAGTGTGGATAATGAGGCTGTATTTTTCCCTGTTGATAAATATGATCTGAAGTTTCTGAAGAGTGCCCTCTTAGAAAAAGGCTACACGCTCAGAATTGAAGACGCGCTTTAGAATGATAAAACAGAATGTGAAATTAAGATTTAAAGATTAAAGGAAATGAGTAACAAAAGATTTTCAGCTACTGAAATTTCAAGATTTCTGAATGAGCGTTTACAAGGCAATTGGGTAATTCATAGCTTAGCAGTGCATGGTAAGCCTCAAAAACCTGCTGGAGATGTAGCGCACGTTGCATCCCAACAGAAATTATCATCGGCACGCGGGCGGTTAGTTTCTCACTGCCATCTTCTTGTGGATATTGGCCAACAGAGGGCAGTATGTCGGTGTTGCGGTCAAAGCTACCCTTTAATGCCTTCAGGCGATTTAGACAAGGATCTATTAGCTCGAGAAATGCTATCTCGCCCATTGTTTGGTGGTGATGGACAATGTCAATTGTAAGTAAAACTACAAGATTAGTAAATAACAAACAACTTAAAATAAGTGAGATTATGAAAACAAAACAGATTACTCCCAAGGTGAAGGAAACAAGTGCTTGTACTTTTCAGGCATCAGAAAAACCCACACAGGATCAAGGAGAGCGTTCCGAAAGAGTGCGCAAATGGATTTCTCAAACTCCTTTTGTTTCGTTGCTGACTGCTTTGAGAAGCGGAACCATAGAAGATCAGCTTCAGTGTATGCTCCAAGTTGAGCGTTGGCTTCTGCAATGTCATCTGGCAGCTGTATTCGGTCAATACACACGCAAGCAATTTTTTGAAGATGTGCTAAGGATTTCAGAGCTGTTTGGATTAGTTCCCTGCTCTTCGTTGTTGAGAAAGTATCAGAGTAAAACACCAAGACGGGTATTGATGTGCAATTGTTAGTAGTCTGTCTCATAGTTGTTTTGTTTGAAACGCGGCTATAAAGTTAGTGAATAATAAACGAATTAAAAAAAGTAATATGATGAAAAGATATATCCACATTCAGAAGAAGGATCGCGAGTTTATCGCAAAATCTTTCGGCATCACTGAACAAAGCGTGCTTAACGCCATAAAATTTGATGCAAAGCGTGGTCATACAGATTTAGCAAAGAAGGTGCGCAAATTGGCGATGGAGCGCGGTGGGATTATTATGATAGAGGCTCCAGAGTGGGAAACTTTTCACGATTCCGATGGCTATATGAGACAGTATCTTGGTGATGTCCTGTTAGAGTTTTCCAAGGAGGAGCCTTGGTGTGATGTGTACAATAAAGGGGCGAAAGTACGCCGCTTTGAGAATGTTATGATAAGTGACATCCAAGGTATCCAGGACTGGGCTGCTGCTTTGAGATAGAGGAGGTACGCGATGGAGTACTATGAAGGTAAATTGTGCATTTCTGCGCGCGATCTGGTGAATGATGGTATTGTCAGTCAGGCAAACTACCAGAACTGGACTCGGCGCAACATTGTCGACGTTGTTCGTCGCGGCGGTGGTGCGGCAGGTAATTATGCGCTGATTGCAGTAGATAGCCTTCCTCTCGCTTATAAAGAAAAAGTTCACGCCCTTTATCCTGACGGCGATCTGACCCACTTAAAAGGATGGGTTTGTAGCAATTATGAGATCGACCAGGCAGCTGTAGCATTTTACCATGATAGGGAGAAGACAGGTGTAGACTTGCGGCCCGGGAAAATCAGGGAGTATGTGACGAATGCAAGCGTATTGAACTGCTGCATCAAGCTATATAATCGCGCTGCCACAGCGCAGAAGATATTTGGTGGCAAATACAACTGGGAAGAGATGGCACAAGCCATTGAAGCTCTCCGTGGTGAATATGGCCATACTCTCCCTGCGAGTACTTTGCGTTTTCGCAAAAAGGTGAACGAGTATAAAAATAAGGGGTATGGCTGTTTGATTAGTGGCAAGTTTGGTAATCAGAACAAGAGGAAGGTTGATTACAAGACGAAACTGCTGATTTGTGGTTTGGCGGTATTGCCGAACAAACCTTTTGGCAGCAATATACACGAGATGTATATCAGTTTTGTGTGTGGCGAACTTGATGTCTACGATCCGAAGACTGGCGAACTTTTCAATCCAGATGATTTTACGGATAAAAACGGAGACCCGAAGGAGCTGAGTGAAAGCACAATCCGCAATGTACTCAACGATCCCGCCGTCAAGCTTCTCATCGAGAAATCTCTGTCGAGCTGGAGCACGTTTATGCACGAGCAGATGCCTTATATGCATCGTCATAGTGGCCGTTTCTCTCTGAGTCAAATTACGATGGACGACGTCGACCTTACCCGCAAACTGAAGGACACAAAGCAGCGCGTACACGCCTACTATGCCTACGACGTGGTGAGCCAGTGCGTGATTGGTGCCAGCTATGCACGGAAGAAGGACGAGCGGCTTGTTGTAGATTGCTTCCGCGACATGTTCCGTCTGATCGCGCGCCATGGTTGGGGAATACCCGCTGGTATTGAGGTGGAGAACCACTTGATGAGCCAGTATAAGGAGGGGTTCTTGAAGGCAGAAGAAGTATTCCAGTTTGTGCGCTTCTGCGCCCCTCTAAACTCGCAGGAGAAATATGCCGAGCCTCTGAACGGTGCGAAGAAGCGCAGCGTAATCCACAAGAATCACGAAGGTATCGGCCGTTTCTACGGCAAGGGTAAATGGCGTCAGGAATACAAAAAAATCAGCGATGAGACCAATGAACTCTACGAAGACAAGGAATACTTTAGCTGGGAGCAATTGGTAGCCGATGACCGCAAGGATAATGAAGAGTGGAATAACACGCTCCATCCCAACCAGAAGATGTATCCAGGGATGACGCGTTGGGAGGTATTGGAGGCAAACATTAATCCAAGCCTGCTGCCCTACGATGCAAGAACGCTCGCTTACCACATCGGCGAGAGAGTTGACACGAGCATTCGCCGAAATTCGACTGTCAGAGTGGCGCACGACGACTGGTGGCTGAGTAGCACAAGCGTGCTGGAACGGCTTGAGCCGAACAACTATAAGGTTACGGCCTGCTACCTGCCAGATGATGAGGGCGCGCCACAGGAGGTATTTATCTATCAAGGATGCAAGTATATAGATACTGTTGAGAAAGTACAGACCTACAGTCGTGTGATGGCCGAGCAGACGGAGGAAGATAAAGCCGCGTTTGTGGCCCAGCAGAAGAAGATAGCCAAGTTTAACAAATATGTCGAGGACAATGCTATTAGCAGATTGGGCATCCTGAAACCAAGCCAACAGGCGCAGCAAGAGGTACAGGAGTTAAAGGTTTCAGCCCCTCTGGAATACGAGCCAAGAATATCACTGCCAAGCGCATCTGACAGAGCAGTAGCGGACATTTAGAATAACATTAAAATACCATTATAATATGATTAGTAACCCCCAAAAACAACGAATACTGGAGGCGATAGTCGCCAATCGTAAGAACTATCCGAGCGATGCAAAGCACGCTTCGGCGTTGGGTATCTCGCCAAGTGTTTACAATGGCCTGAAAAAAGGACAGACAGAAAAGGCGTTGAGCGATGCCAATTGGGTGAACATCGCCCGCAGGTTAGATGTAAATCTGCGTGAGATGATTGAATGGAAAGGAGCTCAGACAGAGACCTTTAAATATATCAACCTCCAGATGGAAGCATGCCAGGAACGCAGCCTAAGCGTGATGCTCTGCGACCTGCCGAATATCGGCAAAACCTACACCGCGCGCTGGTATGTGCATGAGCACCGCAATGCTGTATATATTGACTGCAGCCAGGTGAAGACGAAGCGTGCGCTGGTCAAGAAGATCGCACAGGAGTTTGGTGTCGGCATCAGCGGCAAATATCAGGACACCTACGAGGATCTTGTGTATTACCTGCGCTCAATGGAGCGGCCGTTAGTGGTGCTGGACGAAGCTGGCGACCTACAATACGAGGCATTTTTGGAGCTGAAGGCACTCTGGAACGCTACTGAAATGTGCTGCGGCTGGTACATGATGGGGGCCGACGGCCTGCGTGCCAAGATAAACCGGATGGTGGAACATCAGAAAGTAGGCTATGCGGAGATTTTTAGCCGTTACGGCGGCAAGTACAGCCGTGTGACACCAGACCAGGAAGACGACCGCAAAGCTTTTTTATTAGAGCAGGCACGCGTGGTGGCAACTGTAAACGCACCAAAAGGCACTGACGTCGGACAAATCGTGCGCAAGAGCGGCGGCGGCCTAAGAAGAGTTTACACAGAGATTGAAAAACTGAAGAAAGGAGCATGATATGATGACAAAGATAACACTTGAGGATAAAGGACAAGATCTTCGTTGGTTACGAGTAAATGAGGTTGGTCTTGTAGAGGAAGCCGGTCCATTTCAAAATGAAATATGGAAAGATTCCTATATTCCTCTGTGGATAGTTGAGGTAGGAAAGCCTTGCCCGATTCACCATTACCCACATATCATTCGCGGCTTTTTGAAGTACAAAGTAGAGTCAATTAAAACGGAAGAGTAGTAATCATGATGACAAAGAAAGAAGAAAAGTGTCTAATGGAAAGTCTGGAACAGGATGTACAGAACTCCAATAAACACAAGATAGACTGGGAGCAGCGCAGGTATGAAATAGCCAAGGAGTGTTTGCCTTGTGTCTATCAGATGGCTCTCGAGATAGCTAAGAGAACAGGCACAGTTGAAAAACCACAAAGAATAACAGCCGTAGCAGTAGATCTTGCAGATTTACTTATCGACGAACTAAAAAAAGATAAAGAGTAATGGTAAAAAGAGCCTACAGTCCGAAGGAGATAGCAACTAAGTCCTACAAGACACTACCGTGGGGTGGCCGCTGGGCGGAGAGTTTTGGTTTACCCGAAGAGAACTCCACTTGGTTTATCAGCGGAGCCAGTGCTGCCGGAAAAAGCTCTTTTGTGATGCAACTGGCACACGAACTCACCCACTACGGGCAGGTGCTTTATTTAAGCTACGAAGAAGGTATCAGCCAAAGTTTCCAAGAGCGTCTGTTACTCTTTGAAATGGATAAGCGACAGGGGTGGTTCCGCGTGGTAACAGAGGACACTATCGACGACTTGACCATCAGGCTGAAGAAACGGCACAGTGCGAAATTTATCATTGTGGACAGCTTCCAAGAAAGCGGCTGGGAATGGCCCGAAACGAAAAAACTGATAGAAGCATTTCCGCGGAAGAGCTTTATTTTTATCAGTATGGAAGCCAAGGGAGAGCCACTGGGCAAGCCTGCGCTCCGACTGCGCTACAAGGCAGGAGTGAAGGTGCGCGTGGTAGGTTTTAGGGCTTATTGTCAGGGACGCTTTAATTCCGATGCTGGAAATAGTTTCGTTGTGTGGGAAGAAGGGGTATTAAGGACATCAAATAAAACAGTGAAAAATTACAATAGCAATGAGCAAAATAGCAAGACGGATAGAGCTACGTCCTCCCAGTGTGAAGACAACGGAGGAGAGGATTGTGAGTAAGGGGCATGATTGCGAGTATTGCCAGGGAAATGGTTACTTCGTCGGTTGCAATTACAAGGGCCAATCCGAAAAAGAATACTGCCCGATTTGTGGAGGCAGCGGCAAGCTCGATGCCGTGATAAATATCGAGTGGAAAGCATCGGACAATGTATAATCTTTAATCAATATGACAATGAGCAATTTTTTAGACGAAATCAAGAAGCGCATTCAAGTGTGGCACGAGCAGCGTGCTCAGCGTATCGAAGCGGAGCGTCAGGCACTACTCGACGCGGAGGCGCGTGAAGCCGTGCAGGTGATGGAATTCAACGGCAGGCTGTACATCTGTGTACACGGCAAACCACTGTTTGACATCGACATCTTCAAGGGCAGCGTGGCCGAGGTCGTAGCCAATGGCCGTAGGGCTTATAAAGACTGGAAGGAGGAGAAACTATGGGAAAAGTAAATATTGGACCACGATATTATCGTGTTACTGTCGTCATTAAACCGGAAGGATTTAATAAGATATTATTGGAGGGACTTTTTGTTTATGGAAAAGAGGCATATACTCTTTCGGAAATCAAAAAGAAATGCTGGGAGTTTCTCAAACCGCAAATAAACTTCGAAAAATACGATATTGACCCAGAGCAGGTAAGAAAGGATATTAAACTCACGTTGCTGCCAGTTGATTTCTTACTCAATGCGGATCAAAAATAAAAAATAGGCATTATGGATAAAGGATTTAATTACGCGCGGTTTTACGCGCTCTTAAAGCAACTGCCCGGCGCAGATAAGGAAACCCTTGTAGAACAATATACAGGCGGTAGAACAACGCATTTGCGTCAGATGACGATTAAGGAGTACGAACTGATGTGTTCCGTGATGGCTCAAGTGGCTGGCTATGAAACGCGCAAGGAGGCTTTGCGCAAGGAGTTACGCCGTAAACGTAGCATCTGTTTGAGGCTGATGCAGCAGCTTGGTATTGATACTACAGACTGGACACGGGTTGATGACTTTTGCTGTCATCCGAGGATTGCCAAAAAGCCTTTTAGAAAAATTAGCCTTGATGAGTTCGACGAGATGATCAAGAAGCTTCGCATGATAAAGCGCAAAGGTGGTTTACGCCCCATACCGAAGAGTAAAGAGCAGTCGTCTGCATCTACCTTTGTTTATGTCCAACTGAATAATCTAACTGAAAGTTAAATATATGACACCAAGAGAATTTGTAAAGCAAATGATGGAACACATCAAAAAACTCACGAAAGACATGAGTGAGATAGAGTACGACAACTGCCTCGAGCAGCTCTCTTTTGAGATCGAGGACGAACGCCAGCAGCTTAACTGGTCGACAGACGAAGAATAGTTTTATCAACCTATAAAAGAAAAGATAATGAGAACAAAAACAAGTAAATGGTTTGAAGCAAAGTTGCGCTATGACAAAGTGCATGATAATGGATCTGAAAAGAAGGTCACTGAAAGTTTTGTAATTGAAGCTTTTTCCTTTGGGGAAGCAGAAAAGATAGCTCTGGAATTTCTGGGCAGCTTAGTGTCTGGTGAGATTCAAGTTATAAACATCAACCCGATGAAGTTTAACGAGGTGATCTTTGATGAGGAGGAGTCATGCGACCGATACTACAAGGCAAAATTACAGTTTATCACCCTCGACGAAAAAACAGGAAAAGAGATGCCCAAGTATTTTTACTATCTGGTACAGGCTTCCTCTTTTGACAACTGCAAGGACACGATCCGAAAAATGAAGCAGTCAACCTTGATAGACTATCAAATTGCAGCCGTATCAGAAACAAAGATTGTTGATGTCGTAGAACACAAATTATAAACCATATAAAAAGAAAAGACAATGGGAACAAGAAAAAAGAAAGTTATTATTACGGGTGTGAATCGCGAGCAGGCTGACGAAGCTTTTGCAACCTACGCAAAGAGCGATGCTCAAGTACAGAAAATCAATGCAGACATTGAGCTACAGTGTGCTAAAATCCGCGAGAAATATGCTGATAAGTTGGCAACACTCACCGCAGAGAAAGAACAAGCTTTTGATACGCTGCAAGCCTTTGCTACCGAGAATCAGGAAGACCTCTTTGCCAAAAAGAAAAGCCTTGATATGGCTCACGGTACTATCGGTTTTCGCACTGGAACTCCGAAACTGAAGACATTGAAAGGCTTTACTTGGGCAAGCGCGCTGGAATTAGTTAAGGAGTTTTTACCCGACTATGTTCGCCAGACCTGGGACATCGCCAAGGACAAATTGCTTGCAGATAGGGAGGGTACCGTTCAAGAACCCGGCAATCCGCTTGGTCCCGGCAAGTCCATGTATGAGCAGATGGCGAAGTGTGGCATGCAGGTTGTACAGGACGAGGCATTTTATGTAGAACCCAAGAAAGAGGATAGTTGTGTATGATCCAAGAAGTATCTAAGTCTCCTAAAATAGCCCTGTGCCGTAAATGTCACGGCACAGGCTATTATCGTCATATTGAGACGGACAGTAGTAACAGCATACACATCTGTCCCCAGTGTGAAGGCAGTGGAAGGGTTTTGGTGAGTTGTAAGATGCGCCTGGATATCCGTCCTTATAAGGTCTTATAATTAATCGTAATAAGTACATGAAAGTTGACAACGAAAAGCGTCGAGGAGTGAGTTATCATCGCCGTGTGTGTGAGATAAATTTAATTTATAATCGATGGGCCAAGACAGGACTCTCTAATCGTGAAATCTGGCGACGATATATTTACCCAGTGTATGGCATCAGTGAACGTACTTTGTATAATATATTAAAAAAAGGATGTAAAGATGAAATCCGAGACTCATCGTATTTTAAAAAGAATCCTTGATGATATTCGGGTGGAGATGACTGACGAGTTCGATCAAAATTTCGAGCGTCAGTCATTTTTTGGCGAGGCGTGGCAGCGGCGCAAGAGTCCCACACGCCAGGGAGGCCATATACTTGTCGATACAGGACGACTCCGCAGGAGCATCCAGAGCCGGACAACGGAGAACAGCATTACCTTCTTTACGAACGAACCCTATGCTGCCATTCACAATGAGGGCGGGGAGATTGTTGTAACGAAGAAGATGAAAGGCTACTTTTGGCACAAGTACTACGAGACTGTAGGAAGTTTCGACAGGAAGAAAGATGGCAGCAGAAGCAATAACAAACGTACTGTGCAGCTTTCTGAGGAAGCCGAGTTCTGGAAGTTTATGGCTCTGAAGAAAGTCGGTACGATCATCAAGATACCGCGTCGCCGTTTCCTGGGTACCAGTCCAGAAGTGGAGAAAGCCGTCCGAGAAATCATTGAGGAGAATATCACCGAGTATATCAACTTTGAATTTAAAATCAACGAGAAATGAGAAAAGAACTATACAAGATGCTCTGCGATAAGCTGAAGACAGTGAGCGGTGGAGCCATCAAGCATATTGACCTGTGGAATCACAACGTCGAGTTCATCGAGCAGGAGGAGCAGTGGGAACGTCCCGCGGTGTTCGTAGAGTTCGCCCCCATACAGTGGCAGGCAGTTCAGAACGGAGTGGAATACCGTGCTGAACCTATTGTAAACCTGCATGTGGTAACGGACTGGAGTGGAAGTGTTAGTATTGGCAGCGAGTTCCGAGAGGAAAGCCTAAAGGTATTTGATCTGCTGGAGGAAATCCACAAGGCACTAACCTGTATGGAAGGTGAGACTTTTATGGAGTTCGATTTGGTCGAGAGCCGGACGAACCACAATCATGAGGAGATTATCGAGAATATAGAAAGCTACCAGTGTGTGGCGATAAAAAGCTTATGATGTAACCATTTCGGCCTTTTACTGCTGCACACTATAATGCGATGCACAGGAAGGTCTTGATGCAGTCTGTGAAGCTCGAATAAGGGTATAAGTATATTTTAGCCAATACAGGCTATTCTACCCTCCCTTGATTATTTTGACTGCAATTTTTCTTTTTTTTGTTGCTGTCTATAAATAAAGTTTGTATTTTTGCAGCAGTAAAGCATTAAGGGAGAGGTGACCTGGCAATTGAGTCCTAACCGCCGCCTTTGATGCTTTCGTTTATATCGTTTATAGAATAGAGGTAGTATGTCGTTCTTGGTTTACCATTTTTCCTAAACTTAACCTCTTTCGCTACATTCAACCGTATTGTTCTACCATGCAATTCTGCCTTGTAATAATAGAAATGTGTGATATTGTCTTTACGCGAGTATTTCAGTACGGAATCATCTATGAAGGTGCTACTTTCCAATACAGGTCCTAATTTCTTCAAGTCTTCTTTCGTGAGTACGGAAGACCTGCCGAACGTGTCGGATAAGAGGTGCTTGTTTCCGTGTGTAGAGAATCCTACCTTTATGGAGCCGTTTTCGATAGGCTTCATGTACTTTACCTTCAGTAATGGCTCCATCTCGTGGAGATAATGCATGCGCTCAATTGCCCGCTCAGACTTTGTTCTGTCTCCAGCGCATTTATGCAGCAGCTGGCACGCTGCACAGAGTTCATTGTCAGGAACGAACTTAAGCTTTAGTTCTCCTTTAGCAATATCACAGTCTTTACACCGCTTGATGGTGTAAGGGTTGTAGTCGGGGACGGACTTCTGCTCTATTCCAGAATTGAAACGGAATATCCCCTTGGTATCCTTACCTGTAGCTTCCTCCCCCAGTGCCATTGCCTCGTCGTGTGGCGTTACAGGATATTTCGACTTGCGAACCTGCATCACCGTACAGCGGCAATTCCAGCCATTTGGCGGGTAGAACTCTTCCCAGAAAGAATCAGTAATTGGTAATGTCACACGATTGAGTGCAGCATGTTCTGGGCGTACTTTGTCATCACCAGCTGTGCGATACTGCAAGTTGTAGCGGTCGCCGTCCTGTACGAACCTCTCCCATTTTGCTGCCATTTGTGCAGAAGCCTGCACAAAATTGTATTCTGCCCGTAGATAGTTCTGATTGTATGTACTGTCTATCTTTTGAACGTCATTCAAAAACTGTTCGAACGGCTTTCGATTGCCATTCTCGTCAAGGAGCGACGGGAACGCCTCATTCAGTTCGTGGAAGGTCTTCATACCGGAGAAGATGTAGTTGGACCGTTCAAGTCGTCGGCGCATTGTTTCTGACATCTCCACCTTTTGGAAAGAAGAGTCGAGCGCAGCGGAATGCGCGTTGATGAATTTCTGTATCTTGGGTGTTTCCAGAATCTCAATGCGGAACTGTGATCCATCCACCTTGTAAAGCGTCTGCATCATCCCTTCAAAGAGGTGCGACAACTCCTTCCTTATTTCTTCTTCACGGCTGAAAGTGGCTTGCAGTGCGGACTTGTCCAGCAGGCGTGCATAGCGTTTGTGCAGCCCCTCGTAGGTGGAGGGGCTTAATCGAAAAAAGGCGTTTCCTTTGCGTTATGTTCCTTTTTTTTCTTGTCCTTGGGGGTTTTATCGTCGTCATCATCTTCAGGGGCTGTAGGGGGAATAATAGAAGGCTGCTGCCTGCGCTCTCCTACTGGCATATTGTATTTTTCTTCAAAATATGTAGGATCTACCTCATAGTTGTTGAGTACGAGTTGCTCGTATGCCACTTGCTGCTCTGGCGTATAATCCTCGCTATAGTCCCAATCAAAGCGGATTCCTTTGAGTGGGAAACCATGCCTTATCATGCGCGGTATGAGCTGGTTATTAACCATGTCGCGCAGCATATCGCAGTCAGCCTCGATGAGGTTTTGGAAAACTTCAAGGTGAGTCTCCGACTGGGAGAGCGAGGAGCCGTCCTCGATTGTCATCGTCTGCCCGAGAATGAGTTTCGAGAGTTCGGAGTTCGCGCGGTCAATACGGCGGTCATAGACATTGTAGGCGTCGCCTTTTGAAGATTCCACAACCTCTATTTCCGTTCCCTGTTGGAATACGCCCCATCCTTCTGTACCCATTTCCGCCATCATCTTCTCCATTTTGGAGAGTTCCTTTTCGTCGCGTGTGGTGGTACGGGCTATGCGCATAGGCATGCCGAAAATTTCAGCGAAGGTATCCCAGAATGCCAGCGCGTTTTTCTTCGGAATAGTCTGTGTGGCTGCTTTTAGGTACAGTCCGAGGTTATTAGGCTGTCCCACCTCAATGAGCCAGTCAACAAAAGGCGATTGGCGATAGTCTATTCCTGATGTCCAGTCGACGCCCAGCTGGGCAATAACTCGGCCATATTCTGGTATGACGTGCTTTCGAGGTATCAGCGTCACTCCATTGTATGAGAGACGGTCATTGGAGTCGGTCGTCAGCTCTCCAAGCTCGATAAGTGAGTGCCCCCAGTAATTAGCGTCGAGTGCAAGTTTTATAAGCTGCTTAAACCAGGATGTATTGAAATACTTTGCAGCCTCCTCATCCTCGTCCCCTTTTTCATTGACCAATTTGAACGAGCGCGATAGGACAAATCCCTCTCGCTGCTGAATACACCCAGAGAGATGTAGGTCTATATCAACATCTCGATAGATGTCATAGAGCCGTTGACGGTTAGGGTTATCGACATTGATGGCCATTTGCCAGGCTATACGCCAGTCGGCTATATCTTTTCTCGTGAGTGAATCCGTTGTGCGCTGCAGTTCCATCACCGTTTTGTGGAACCGTTTCGCATCGTCCCTTGCAAGCCAGAACGTGCCGAAAGGCGTGTGCAACAGCGCTTTATTGCTTGTATTTCTATTTTTTGCCATGGTTTTATTACTTCGTTGAATGTCTGTGGCGGTTTGCTCACCAGTTGTATCTTTGCTTCTTTTGGCTGCCATATTTTATGGGCATGCCAATTGCGTCTCCGTTTTCATCAATGGCAAGCGGCAGGTCTGGTATAATTTTTCCTGCCTGCACCCCTTCCAGCCACTTGATGGCTCGCTCATAGCGTTCCTTGCGTATTTCCATCCCCATCTTCTGCGGTGTGGATGCAGCCATGTGGTAGATGGCAATGTCGCAGGTGTACATCACTACGAGTCTGTTGCGGTCGGCAGCTGTCGCGCTGAATACCGCATTTGTGTTATACTTCGGGCGGAGATAGCCGGCAATCTCTTCGATGGCCTCCGTTTCGGCGTTAGCTCGGTTCTCCTCACTGACCTGAGACACTACCTTAAGTGCCTGATCACCAATGACCACTCTATAATCTTCATTTGTGATAAACATAAGCCTACAATGTTGTGTATAACGCCTTTTTTTCGATATCCTCTATCGTTGTACCTCGTCTGAAGATACCATGCGCCAGAAACTTCTTTATTTCCTTTTTGGATAAGACTTCAAGTTTCTTATTGATAATCAGCACCATATATTTACGGTGCGTGATATGATGAAAGTGATCTGCCTTTTTAACGGCTCGTTTGAAACGGAAGCCAAAGATTAAATCTTTAATAAGTCTGTACATGATTACCATCGATTTTTGGAGGTCGGGCGTTTGCCGAACCTTGGTGAATAAATCTGTTGTCTTGTATTTTTTTGAAGGATATAGATAGCTCCCTCGTCTGCGTCGGGCGCATCATCGTTGCCGGACATTCCTTTCTCGAAGGCGAGCGTCTGTTCGATTCCCGCCTGCATGTCCGGGTCTTCCTTCTGTGTCTGGTCGTAGTAGACAAATCCCCGTTCCCACAGCGGACTAATGGCCTCGACGCGCTGGAACTTGTCAGGCTTTTTGCGTGTATCGCCGGTAATGGGCAATTGATAGCCTCGGATCTCTCCCTCCGTGGTGAACTCATCGAGGAGAATATCCTGCATAAAGCTTGCTTCGATGGCAAAGCGTATGGCAATGCCGATTTCCTGGCTCCATTCGTAGAGGTCGTAGCACCAGCGAACGAGTTCGGCAACAGAGGCCTTGCGCACGAAAGCGCGCAGGTGCCAAAGATAGGTTTTGTGTTTACCCCAGAGTTTGGCGGCCTTGGTGTCGTTGGTCTTCTTGCTTTTCCACGACGGGTCGATATAGAGGACAAATTCGGAGAACTCTTTCCATACCGGTCGTTTTGCCCAACGTATCCATTCCTGCCGGAAGACAGTTCCCTCGACGATGGGATTGTGCATCATTTCCTTGTTCCAAGCGCGATAGCCCACGAAGTCGGCATATTCCCGAGCTTCCTCTTTCGTCCACTTCTCGCGCCATGTAGGATTGCCCTCATTGTCCACGGCATATATGGTTGAGACATGCACACTTTTTATCTTGCAGATGTTAGCCAATACGGAGGTTTTAGAGATAAGGTTACCGACCATAATGAAGCGTCCACGCCCCACATCGAGAGCACCGAATAAGGCTTCTTTCACCCAGTCGGTGAGTTCGCGCACGCGGCGTTCGTTGCGACAGAGCTCATCGTCATCAAGATCGTCAATGACGATATAGTCTGGTCGTGCCTCTCGTTTGCGGAGACCACGTGGCGACTGTCCACGACCACACGCAAGGAAATATACCCCCTCCTTGGTGGTGAATTCCCCCTCCGTCCAGTTGCCCATAGACATCTGTTTTCCGAAGTCGGCGATGATTCGTTTGTTATACTGGAGCTCTGCCTGAATGTCACCGAGGAGCCGGTTTGCGCTATCCTCTGACTTGCCGACGAGCACCATGAAGTTGATGAGCCTCTTGGGCTGGAACATGAGCCACAGCGGAGTGAAGATGTCCATGTGCGTAGACTTGGCGTGTCCTCGCGGCCATTTGAATACAGCCTTGAGGTTGGGTGTCGTCTTGACCTTGCGCGCCGCCGCGCTGTGGAAGGGCGCATTGTGAATGGTTCGGATGACTTCTCCGGTGGTTTTGTCGCGCAGCTGGAGGAAATGGGGGAAATAATATTCGCAAAAGGCGTCATAGTCTTTTTGCAAACGGCGTATGCGCTGCTCTTTCTGCGTAGCGTTTTCCCGGACAAGACTTTTTGTGTCGGTGATGCTTTGCACCTGACGACAGTGTTCCTGCCACTCCTGTTGCATTTTTTTGAGTTCCGCTATCGTGGCCATCGTCCTTATTTAGATTGTTGAGGGGTTCTGCATGCGCTCCATGAGGAACTTGTTTTGGTACTTGTTGATGGCCTTGATGAGTTCGGGCGTAATCTCCGGGTCGAAAGACGCCTGGTCCTGAATCCAGCGGTTGAAGGCCATAAAGACCTCAATGGCATCGATGACATTGGCTTTTTTGTCGAGTTTCTCAATCGTTGCCGATAGCTTGGAGAGCTTGTCGGCCAGTGAGCCGATGAGTGTTGGATCCTCCGACTTGTTTACACTCTCTATCAAGCCGTCGATAGTAAGCAGGAGTTTGTTTACAAGTTCTGGGCGTGAGATGTTCTTTGCGGCGCGCGCTTCCTTCCATCCCTCGGAGGTGCACCATTTGGAAACGGTGACGCGCGATACGCCTAACTGATCAGCGATCTCCGTCTGCTCCATTCCGGAGAGGTACAATGACCTCCCGATGTTTTTTTTCTGTTCTATATCTTTTCGTGTCATAAAAAATGTATTAAGACTTGTGCAAAAATGGTGTTTTTCGGTGTCACAAAAAAATAAGTGTGCGAGGCCTGCGGTATATACCGCAAGCGTTGCGCTATTATTTTGTTAATCAATATGTTCTATTGTAATATTGCAGTCGAAAACAAAGACTATTGGTTGCGATCGGTATAGCTAAAACAAGTTTTCTCGGTCCTGATTTATGAGGCAATTGACTGTCAGAAAATATAATAAATATGAGTAAAACGAAACGAGTAAGAATCAGCAATGAGAGCCTGAATAGTTACGGCACACGTGTGTTGACATCAGGGATGGATGTTGTGCAGTACAATCGTAATCCGGTGTTGCTTTACATGCACGAGCGCGGGCAGGTAATAGGCTTGGTTAAAGATTTTAAGGTTGAAGGCGAGGAAATAACTGGCGAATTGGTGTTTGACGAGGCAACAGAATTGAGCCGTCGTTGCAAGAAGCAGTGGGAGTTTGGCTCGCTGAAAATGGTGAGCGTTGGTATTGACATCATCGAAATGAGCGAAGCCCCTGAATACCTGGTTCCAGGACAAAGTAGTCCGACGATTACAAAGAGTAAGCTCTTTGAGGTCTCATTAGTAGATATCGGTGCTAATGACGACGCAATTGTGCTGCGTAAAGACGGTCAGTGCATAGAGTTAGGCAAAGATGGCGGCACAGTACTACCGCTACTGCATAATAAAAACAATCAAAAAACAAAAACAATGGATCAAGAGAAATTAGCCCTTGAGTTAGGCCTGCCCAAAGATGCCGATGAAGCTGCCATCAGTGCAGAACTGGCAAGGCTGAAGGCCAAAGGTACGGAGGCGGACAGTCTCCGTACGGAATGCGACACGCTGCGTGCCGCACGTATCGAAACCCTCGTGAACGCCGCCGTGGCAGAGAAGAAAATCGGTGAGGACAAGAAACAGCAGTTCTTGGAACTGGGAAAGAAGCTCGGTGCTGAAGACCTGAAGGCAACCTTTGATGCTATGTCGCCCCAGGTGAAGCTGGGTTCCATCGTAGGCAATCAAGGCGGAGCTCCGTCTGGAGGAAATGCCGAATACAAAAAGCTGAGTGAGGTGCCTACCGCGGAATTAGAGAAGCTTCGTACGGAGAACCCAGCTCAGTATAAGAAGCTTTTCAAGGCTGAATATGGCTTTGAATGTGAAATTTAACATGTATAACAACAAAATCAAAAAGCAATGACAAGAATGATTGCAATGTTTATGGCGGTTCTCGTGAACTGCTTGGTAGGCGGTACACTTGCCGTCGCTGCAGGCGTGTCTCCTATGACAGGTGTCGTCGGCATGAATGTACTTGCGGCCGTCATCGGACAGGCAGCTCCCTCCGGTAGTCTCCGTGCAGGTGTCTATACAGAGATCTGGACGGGTGAGCTGGTAAAACACCTCCGCCGTGGTTTGGAGGCAACTTTCCTCGATGGCATCCCAGACAGTTCAAGTATCGTGAAAAACGATGTCATCCACCTTGTAGAGGTAGGTGTTGACCCCGATGTGTTGATCAACAATACGACCTATCCTATCCCCTTGCAGGTCTTGGATGACAAGGATATCGCCATCAAGTTGGACAAGTTTCAGACGAAGGTGACGCCCATTACTGACGACGAACTGTATGCTTTGAGCTATGACAAGATGGGGCGCGTAAAAGAGAGCCACGGCAATTCGATCAATGACGGGAAGTTTGCCAAGGCTGCCCACGCTTTGTGTGCGCAAGAAGACACTGCCACCACGCCAGTACTGAAGACTACGGGCAAGCGCGATCCGGTAACTGGCCGCCTGAAGATGACGCCGACAGACCTGCTGAACCTGAAGCGTGCGATGGACAAACTGAAAGTTCCTACCCAGGGACGTCGCCTCGTGCTTTGTAGTGACCATGCGAACGATCTGTTGGAAGTATCCCAGGTGTTCAAGGAGCAGTACAACATCAACCGCAATGACGGCACGGTAGGCAGGCTGTACGGCTTTGACATCTATGAGTTTGCTAATAACCCGCTGTACACTACTGTGGGCAAGAAAAAGGATGTTGGCGCGAGTGCGGCAACCGGTGAGTTCCAGTGCTCTTTCGCCTTCTATGTGCCACGTGTCTTCAAGGCTACAGGTTCTACGAAGATGTACTACAGCGAGGCATCGACGGATCCGCAGAACCAGCGTTCACTCATCAACTTCCGCCACTACTTTATTTGCATGCCTAAAAAGGTTGATGCCGGTGCAGTGATGATGAGCGGCTACAAGGATACCAGCCTTCCAGAAGGATAAATTTAGTAACCATAAAGTAAAAGAAACAAATGAAACTGAAAGTAACAAATGCATTCCGTGATAGGGACGATCACGTGACAGTGTATGACCCGGATACCATTCTGGAGGTGAAAGATAAAGACCGCGCCCAGGAGCTCATAGACCGTGGTCTGTGCAAGGAGTTCAAGGGCAAAACAGCCCCTGCATATATCCTCGGCACAGAGGAAGATGGCGGACAGCCGGACGAAAGTGAGGGCGGTACGGACGAAAATCCTGATACCAACGCATCAGAAGAGACATCAGGCTCTAATGATGGCGAAGGTGGTGGTACGGACGAAAACCCTGATGCATCGGAACAGACTCAAAAACAAAAAACAAAGTCGGAAGCCGATGAGTAAACCGATGAAATATCTTGTTATTCACTGCACAGCAACCCCTGAAGGGCGCGAGGTGAGTTCGGCTGAAATACGTCGGTGGCACACCTCGCCCCCGCCTGTGGGGCGTGGCTGGAAGCAGATTGGATATACAGATCTTTTCCACCTCGATGGAAAAATCGAGCGGCTTGTTGATAACAATGAAGACGCGCAGGTCGACCCCTGGGAGATGACCAATGGCGCGGCAGGCTACAATAGCGTGAGCCGACACATCGTGTATGTGGGTGGATGCAACAACAAGACTATGCAGCCAAAGGACACACGCACGGAGGCGCAGCGTGAGGCACTGAAGCGCTATGTTGTGGACTTTCACCACCGTTTCCCACAGATACGTATTGTGGGACACCATGAGCTAAATCCGAGCAAGGCCTGTCCAAGCTTTGATGTCCAGGCATGGCTGCGCGAGATCGGAATTAAACAATAATAAAAATCAATAGAGGTATGGAACTCAGTGAATTTGTCAATTTGGTGCTGGGTGGCGGCCTAATGGCTACGATAGCAGCCATCATCACTTTGCAATCAACTGTAAAGAAAGCTAAGGCAGAAGCTGAAAAAGCGTTGGCCGAGGCAGAGACAGTGAGGATTGACAACACTGAAAAAGCCACTCGGGTGTTAATTGAAAACATTGTAAACCCATTAAAAGAAGAGTTGAATGAGACACGAAAAGACCTCAATGCAACGAAGCGCGAGATGGCGCGGCTCCGGAAGGCTATTGACGATGCTAATAGTTGTAAGTATAGCGATGATTGCCCTGTGCTTAAGCGGATGCGCATCGACTCGAAAGAGCGTAAACACGGAGATGTCGGTGAGCCACGCTGCGAGCCGCCTCGATGTGGACAGCACGGTGAGCGTCGTCGAAAGCTGGCAAACGCCCGTGAAAGTGCCGATGTCATCAGTGAGCTTGACGCTGCCCCTGGACAGTCTTCGAAAGCTGCCGCAAGGAGCGAGCTACACCGCGAAGAAGGGGCGAGCGAACGTGAAGGTGACGAGGAAAGCACCGACCAAGACGGAGCCAGAGCAAATAATCATTGAGGCCAACTGTGACAGTCTGCAATTAGTCTGTGCAAGATATTCAAAGACTATCAGCACGCTGAAGCGGCAACTTCAATCGGCACAGAACTCTAATAAAATGCTGAAAGAAAAGGCAAAGGAAAGTTCTGGAAACACTTTCCTCATGAGGCTCAAGTGTTTTTGTGCCGGGCTTCTGTCCGGACTAATCGGAATAGTATTCACTTTTATAAAACTGAGAAAATGAGTAAGAACAAGAATTTTATCTACGGCATTGCAGCCGTGAAGTTCGGTGAGTTTGTTATAGGCTACATCGAAAAGAACAGCTGGGACTGGGGTGGCACAAAACCTGAGAGCACAGATGTGGAAGCTGAGCAAGTGCCCGATGCACCAGTGCTGACGCTGTTGCAAAAAAACGCTACGGTGAGTCCAACGTTCAACTTGATTCAGCTTAATTACGAAAACTTGAAGGCTGTGTTAGGTGGTACTTTGGTAGAGACTGGCAGTGATGGCAACAAGAAGGTTACAGGCTGGAAGGCACCGACCTCACTTGTGGATCTGAGTGGTAAGTGGACCATCGTCTTCGTGAGCGGTCAGACCATGACCATTCCCAATGGCACCATCCTGGCCAATCTTGGCGGCAAGCTAACGCTGACCGAAGTTTCGAAGGTAGAATGCCAGCTAAAGGTGAACAAGCCTCTTGACGGTGGCGCTCCCTATGGAATTGATGATACATTAGGTGAAGGCTGATGGAAGAAGATGTGATCAGGCAGATCCAAAGAGAGGGCGCGGAAGCGTTGCTTGATGTGGGGGTTAGTGTACCGCTAAAGGCGATACACATCCCCTTCCGGAAGACTCCTTTAGAGCTGCGTGTGACCATGAAACGACCTTGTATGTCCGGACAGTTACATATTGCCCGGACATACCTATCTATGGGGGTAACGAGTGAGGAGATGTGGAATTTCACGAAAGAGGAAGAGATGCAGTTTTTAGTAAAGCAGTCGAAGCCTCTAAGCCGCATGATAGCATACATGATATGCCGCGGTTATCTTGCTCGGAAAATCGCTGTAGGAGTGACGGCATGGTTTATTCGCAATTTTATGAGCTATGAGTACCAACTGGAGGTGATGAAGAAATTCGTCACATTAATGGGTACTGACCCTTTTATTCCTATTATCAGATCAGCCGAGATGACGAATCCGATGAAGCTGAGACTGAGCCAAAAAAAGAAGGGGAGTTAAAGAGCCGTTGGGAAGGCTCCCATAGCCCCTTTGGTTTTGTGTGGCAGATAGCCAGTGCAACAGGCTGGAGTGTTGACTACATCTTACATGGCGTAAACTATCAGACCTTGATTATGATGTTGAGCGATGCGCCACACTATGTTGACAAACAAAAAAATAATAAAGAGAATCAGACTGCTGAAGACGAAGCTGGAGATATCGTAGACTTTTTCCAAAGCAGACTGAAATAAAACAATAACGCAACCATGGCAGAGCCCGTAAAAATAGAATTCTTGATGGTCGACAAACTTTCCTCGAATATGGAAAAAAGTCGGCGGAAGGTGAATGAGCTGACTCAAAATGTAGGCAAGACGAACAAGGAATTGGAAGAAACAGGCCGAATCTCTGATCGTCTGACTCGTTCTGTTGGCAAATTAGCTGCAGCTTTTACTATCAAGGAGTTTGTTTCAAATGTTGTCAAGGTTCGTGGACAGTTTCAGCAGTTGGAGGTAGCCTTTAGCACAATGTTGCAAAATGGTGAAAAGGCCAAAGCTCTACTGCAAGAATTGACCCAAACAGCCGCTACGACTCCCTTCGGGCTGGAGGATGTGGCTCAAGGAGCCAAGCAGCTATTGGCCTATGGTTTTGAAGCCGAAAAAGTGAATGGTACACTGATTCGCTTGGGTGATATTGCTGCAGGTTTGAGCGTCCCATTAAATGACCTGGTGTATCTGTATGGTACAACCATGGCTCAGGGGCGAATGTACACTCAAGACTTAAATCAGTTTACCAATCGCGGTATTCCGATGATAGCCGAGCTTGCCAAGCAATTTGGCGTGACAGAGAGCAAGGTAAAGGATTTGGTAGAAGCTGGTAAGGTTGGGTTTCCAGAGGTGGAGAAAGTCGTGGAGAGCCTTACTAATGAGGGCGGAAAATTTGGCGGCTTGATGGCGGAGCAATCAAAGACTATCACGGGGCAAATTTCAAATATTGAAGATGCCGTGTCGATGATGTTTAACGAGCTGGGTCAACAGAGTGAAGGGGTAATCAATACTACATTATCCAGTATCTCCTATGTCGTCGAACATTATGAGCGTTTTGGACGAATCCTGATGGGATTGGTAGCAACCTACGGAACTTATCGGACAGCGATTATGCTTGTCACTGCTGCCAAAGGTTGGGCAACGGCCGCTGAAGCTTTGCATTATAATTGGCTGTTATTGGTAGAGCGAGCTCAAAAGATGCTGAATGCGACGATGCTCGCCAATCCATATGTGTTGGTGGCGACTCTTATTGCTGGCGTCGTAGGCGCAATGATGAGTATGCGCAGCGAAGCGGAACTCATGCAAGATGCCGATGCTGCTTACGAGGAACAGAAACAAAAGGTTATTGAAGCTGAAGAAGAGCATGCGCGCAAAATGAATGAGCTATGCCAGATAGCAGGTGACGAAGCTTTGTCAACAGACACGAGGCGTGAAGCATTGAATAAGCTTGAGCAAAAATACCCTGATATCTTTGCTAAATATGACACAGAATACAAAAAACTAAAAAATATCAAGAAAATCAAAGAAGAGATTGCCGCTCTTGATGGCCAGAAATCTGTAAACCGTCCAGAAAATGAGGTGAAGGACGTGAATAAAAGGATTGCAGAATTGGAAAAGAAAAAGGCGACTGAACGATATTCTGATCCATCTGGTAGAGGTGTTGCGATGAAGGTGGGAGGGTTGAATAGTGCTGAGGAAGCAGAGCTCAAAAGCCTTTATCAGCGTCGAACCAAGCTGAACGAACAAACTCATAAGAATCAGGCAAATCAGTACTTTGAAAATCTTACTGGAGTAAGCAATGCTACTCTTGAAGAGCAAATAAAGTTGCGACAGAATCTCCTTGCAAAAATGACTACAGACGGGAAAAAATATGGCAGGATCAATAAAGGGGGTAATACTCCAGCAGTCATTTACTCGCGGGAAGAAATACAATATCAGTTAAATAAGCTGAACGCAGAAAAGAATGAACGATCAGCGGCTCGAGAAACAGGAAGTGGTTGGACTGCAAAAGCCAAGAAATCCTACGAAAAAGCTCTGAAGGCCTATAACGATTTTGTGGCTGACAAGTCGCAGAAACTTACAGAGGGAGAGTTTGAAAAAAAGCGGAAACAACTTAAAGACGACCTGGATCAAAAGAAGAAGGATTATGAAAAGGTGAAGCCATCTAAAGATGCTGATGCTGAAAAGGCTTCTAAACAACAGCATAAGGAGGAAGCCGAAGCTGAGCGTAGGAAGCAACTACAGGCAAAAATAGGCCAAGAACTGGCAGAATTGCAACGCTCGAACGATGAGATGGAAATCGATGCCATGGAGGAGGGCTTGCAGAAGAAACTCCGCAAGATAGAAAATGACTATCAGGCTCGTCGCAATGCCATCGAAAAACAAGAAAGTGGCTGGAAGCGTGACAATGTCAAAGCAGGTATCTCAACAGGTGAGAATGGACTGACTACGGAACAAACAAGCGCATTGCAGGCAGCTCTCAATAAAGCTGAAGAATTGCGTAAAAAAAGTATTGCCGACGTAAATAAAGAAGCCCGAAAGGATGAGCTCAGTGCAATGGTTGTTTACCTGAAAGAATACGGATCTTTCGAGCAACGTAAGTTGGCAATAGCAGAAGAAACAGCTCAGAAGATTGCCGAGGTTGATGCAGCCGCATTGAGCGACTCTGCAAAAGCTTGGCAGAAAAAAAAGTTGCTTAAAGAACAGGAGCAACATGAGGCCAGCATGTCGTTCGAGGAAATCAGTCGTAGCATTGACTGGAATGCGCTCTTTGCCGGTGTTGGCAATCTGACCAAGGAGATGATGACACCGATGATGGAGCAGCTGCGCGCATACGTCGAAACGGATGACTACAAAAAAGCCGATGCGGAAACCCAACAGAAGGTGACGGCATTGATCCAAGAGATGCGGCGGTATGTTGGTACGGATCAGAGCATGACGTGGCAGAAGCTGGACGAGGCTCTCAAACAGTTTACAGAGAGCGTGGCTGCCTATGATCGCGCCGTAAAAGCCGAGGATGCTGCTGTGGCGGCGAGAGCCGAAGGCAAAAAGAAGCTTGACTCAGGAGAAATCACAGAGGAGCAGTACCGAGAACTGGAGAACAAGGCGCAGGAACTGGGCGATGCCACCGCCAAGGCACATGAGAGCATGCAGAACTTCGGGGAAGCATTGAACTATACCTCTGACGAGGTAGCGAACTTTACAAGCGGACTAACAACAGCCCTGAGTAATGCCAAAGGCTGGGAAGGTGTTGAGGGTTTTAGTGGAGTACAACAAACAGTGGGACAAATAGATCAGCTGAAAGGTGCGCTCGACTCCATATTGCCTCAGATGGGAGAAGGTATGGCAAAGAGTATGGGAGGAACTCTGTCAAGCGCGATCGGCGATGCGTTGTCGTCAGTTGGCAATAGCTTAAATAGTATTCTGTCCAGTGGTTTGGGGAGTGTCGTGGGTATTGTGGCGCAGATCCCGAAGTTGATCTTGGATATGGCGAATGCCATCAAGAGCTTTGTGACGGGTGTATTATCGTCTTTGACAGAACTCATCAGCCTTCGTTGGATCGACGATCTTGTAGCGAGCATATTAGATGCCATCGGCAATCTGATAGATGCCATTTTCGACCTGCCCGAGAACATGTTTAAGATGTTGGAGCACATCCTCGTGGATGGTATTGGCGGTCTTTTTGATTCGGTCTTAGGACGTATCGGCAACGTGTTGTCGTTTGGCTTTTTGAGTTCAAAAGGTCCGAGCGAGTGGTTTACAAACTCCAACGCTGAAGCAGTGGCATCAGCTATTGACAGACTGACAAAACGGAACGAACTACTGGAACAAGCCATCGAAGATTTGACGGACGAGATGAAGACAGCTCGTGGGGCAACTGCTATTCGAATCTCTGGCGAAGCAGAGAAATTGCAGCGTGAGACAAACGATAACTATAAAGGGATGGCGCAGGCACAAGCTGGCTACCATGGCTCCCACCATAGTTGGTCGTACTACTGGCGCGGTTACAGTCAAGAACAGATAGATCGCCTGAGTGGGCAGATGGGCCGGAAGTGGAATGGCGACATCTGGAATCTTAGCCCAGAGGAAATGAAAATGTTGCGTTCCAATGTGGATATGTGGAAACAGATCCAGGATACTGGCAAAGGCGGTTATGGAGGTCGGGTGACCGAGAAGTTAGACAAATATATCGAGCAAGCGGGAAAACTGAAAGAAATCAAGGATGCGCTATACGAGAATCTGACAAACACGACGAAAGATAATGTCTTCGATGACTTCCTTAACTCGCTTTATGGGCTTGCCGATGGCTCGGAAAAGGTTTTTGACGAGATTGCCGAGAACTGGCAGGCGATGGTAAACAAGATGGCGGTAAACAACCTTGTCGGCGCGAAGTTTCAGAAACAGCTCGAAAGCTGGTATGAAAGTCTTGGAGAGCTGAACAAGGCAAGAACAGAGGGGAAAATAACTGATGCAGAATACCGCAAACGGCTTGACGCATTGAAGCAGGAATATGACGACTTTGTGACAGGAGCAAAGAATGAAGTTGAGCAACTGCGCCAGGAGGGTATCATTAAAGAGAGCAACAAAACTGGCGGCACAAGCCAATCAGGAAAAAGCGGAGCCTTTAGTGCAATGAGTCAAGACCAGGGGACAAAGCTGGAAGGCTTATTTGTAAGTGGGCAGATGCACTGGGCGCAGATGGATGATCACCTGGAAGATGTAGCGCGACGAATGAGCTCGGTGCAGGATAACCTGCGGCAGATAGCTGAGAATACGGGGGCTGGTGCAAAGACAGCATCTGCCATCTATGAGGAGTTAAAAAAACTTGTACGTGACGGATTAAAGGTGAAATAAGTATGAGCAATATCTTAGGTGGACTTGTGCTAATAAACGGTACTGATATTTGGGAAAAATTTGGGGTCTTCTTGACAGAGGAGAAGAAAGGCGGTAGGGAAAACTTAACCGCAATACTTACTCCGAGCAAGACCAAAGAGCATGTGGGAGTAGACATTCGCGAGCACAATGGTATAAAGTACTCTCGTCGGCTCTTGTCTACTAACTCCGAACGCGATGTGACACTACATTTTGCGCAGTATGCAGCAACGCGGGAAGAATGGCTGAAGAAGTATATGGACTTCATTGATTTTCTGAAAAAAGGAAGAGATGGTTGGCTGAGCATCCAGTTGACCGAATTGAATCTGACTTTACGAGTTTTTTATGTAGAGTGTAGCGGATATCAGTCTTTAACTTATTTGTGGAAAGAGGGAGTGCAGGCGAGCCGTTATAAGGTGCGTTTCCGCGAACCTGAACCTATCATATAAATGACGTTTGAACAGCATTAAAACGACAAACAAATGTTATTAAAACTATACGACCGCGATGGCAAGGTGAAGGCTGAGATTTCACCCGAAGACAGTAGTACGCAGGAAAAGGAGATCCAGGGAGACAACCTACTACATCTTTCTTTTACTCTGTATGAATACATCGCTATCGACGTGAACGACTACATGGACTATGGCGGCGAGCGTTACTGGGCTGTGGAGAAATATGTTCCTGCCCAGAAAAGCACGATAGAATGGGAGTACAGCCTGCAACTGTACGGCATTGAAAGCCTTATCAAGCGTTTCCTGATCCTCAATAATACAGATGGAGCAAACGAGACAGTATTTTCTCTGACGGCGCGCCCCCTGGATCATGTTCGCCTGATTGTCAAGAATATCAATGACGGTATGGCTGGTCTGCGTGATTTCAAGGTAGGTCAGATAGAGGGTACTGATAATATTACCATCGACTATAGTGGCAAATACTGCAATGACGGCCTGAAGGAGTTGGCGGAGGCCGTAGGCGTGGAATGGTGGATTGAGGGAGAAACTGTAAACCTGTGTCGCTGCGAGCATGGTGAGGAGGTAATACTGGGGTACAATAAAGGACTGACCTCACTGGACCGCGACAAAGCCGACAACGCGAAGTTCTACACGCGCCTGTACCCCATAGGCAGCTCGCGCAACATTGATGCAACTAAATACGGACATAGCCGCTTGATGCTACCGAACGGCGTGAAGTATGTGGATGTGGATGTTGAGCGGTATGGCATCATCCATCACTACGAGCAGAAAGCCTTTGAGGATATCTATCCCCGGCGTGTCGGTGTTGTGACCAGCGTGCGCTCGAAAGAGGTCAAAGACAAGGACGGCAAGCCCTTTACTATTTATTACTTCAAGGATAATGACCTAAACTTTGACCCCAATAACTATGAGATAGCAGGTTTGGTAAAGCATGTATCCTTTCAGGAGGGCAGCGAACTTGCCGGACTTGGAGCTGACACAGAGCATTATTTCGAGGTGAACTTTGACAGCAAGACGCGGGAGTTTGAAATTATCACGATATGGCCTTACAACGACGATACACAATTACCTGGTGGCACGCTGGTGCCGAAAGCCGGAGACAAATACATTCTGTGGAATATCCGCATGCCGGACGAGTACTACGGACTGGCGGAAAAAGAGTTACGCACAGCGGTTGACGAGTACAACAGGAAGCACGCCCTGGATGTGAGCCGGTACAAGGCACCGACGGATCATGTATGGATAGAGGAGACTGGCACAGAACTTTTTATCGGCCGCCGCATACGGCTGGAAAGCAGCGAGTATTTCCCTGGAAAAGGCTACCGCTCGAGTCGTATCACGAAGATTTGCCGGAAGGTTAATCTGCCTGGACAAATGGACTTGGAAATCAGTGATGCCCTCTCGACGGGGACGATGGCCAAGATGGACAGCGCCATTGCCGAGGCGAAGCACTATGCTGGTACACTTGTCGGCGGCATCAATGTCCCAGATGTCATCCGAAGTTGGGAAACAACGCTACCTACGGACACAAATCTCTATAGCGCCCGAAAGAGCCACAAGGAGTTTTTGAGCAAGAACAGCCCAGACCGTGCCAAAAAGAAAATCAGTTTTGACGAAGGGCTGGAACTCGGAGATTATCAATCAGGTGCACAAGGCGGCTTAATTGATGAGACGGGCAGTGCGGAGCTACGGTCCTTGCGCCTGCGAGAATCTCTCGAAGTGCCCGAACTGCGCTACAATCGAGTATCAATTTATACGGGTATTCGCTGGGACACTTTTGGGGGCGGCATCATTGAGAGCGTAACAGATAACTCTTGCACTCTCAAGCTCGAAAAAGGCGAAGTCGGTGCAATCAAGGAGGGTGACCTTTGTATGGGCATTTGGCACGACGAATCAGGAGACAACGCCACAGATACGAGCGACAGTCGCACGGGTAATTTCTCATTCAAAGGCTTCAAAACAGTGTATTTCCGCATTGATGAGATACCCACGAGAGATGCACAAGGGCAGGATAATAGCGACTTCCATTATTTCCGCTATCAGCTCCGCGATGGGCATAATATAAAGCCTTTTGTAGGGATGCACTTTGCGGGCCGTGGAAATATAAGCGACAAAGAGAGACAGAGCTTTGTCTACACGACAACAGAATACTCTCTGATGCTCACTGGCGTCAATACATGGGAGTGGGGAGCGGATAATATCGTATCCATCACTGGAAAACTTGATGGGTTTTCGATGAAGACCGCATCGGGAGAAATCAAGCAATTTAGCGGATACGGCCAAGTTTTCGGCAATGCTTATATGTACGGCCATATTGACCAATTCGACCGAGCAGTGGAACGGATTGAGTGGAGTACAGATAACGGCGAAGCTATTGCAGAGGGTGAGCAAACAACTGTCACCCTTAGAGCAATAAAAGGATTCGACGAAGTGCAGGCAATGTGGAGCATCAACCACGGTAGCTTTGCCGCATCGGCCTCGTCTTTTGTCGTGAGATACTCCGACCTCGACAGCAATGCAGTGACAACACTCTTTGAGGTAAGAGCAAAACTAAAAAGTGGTGCGATAATTAACGCAACTATTCCTATCAAGCGGCTACAAAAGGGGAAAAACAGCTACACACATATCAAATATAGCGAGGATGGCAAGACTTTTTCAGGGGAGCGGCCATACATTTTGACCCCCCTACCAAAAGGCTACACGCCTTGCAAGTACTTGCAGAGCAATGGCGGCTATATTGACACGGGCGTGATGGCTGATGCTCCAGTAAAAATGTGGGGCGTTTTTGCTGGTCCTTCGGCAGGTGACTACAGTATATTGGCAGCCAGAAAAGGTAATACTCGACTTTATCTGGCGCACGTCTACGGCGGAAAATATCAATGCGGATATGGTAATCTGCTACCGATTAGATACAACGATGGTGGTGATACTGCTATTATTACTCGTTTAAGGGCGGATGAGCAATTTGGACAATGCGACACTACAATAGTGCAAGCTACCGATGCGCAAAATATTGCACTTAATTTATCGCTGTATCTTTTTGCGTGTAACTATAACGGGACGGCCGCTTTTATCGCTCCAGCAGAAACACGGCTGACGAGTTGCAAAATCTATGGCGCTGGATTTGCGGCACAGGGTGAGATTTTTATCAACATGAAGCGTGACTTTTTGCCGTGTCTCAATCCTGCTGGCGTGGCAGGCTTATACGATTTAGTAGAGGGTAAATTTTACACTTCTGCGAACGATAAAGCTTTTACGGCCGTACCTATAGATAAAGGAGACAAAGAGTTAATCTACGACTCCTACGCACTAAATTTATTGGATAATGTAGAGTCAAAAACAAATAGATCTTATTCTGTTGCGACTTTTAATATTCCTGCCCATTTGCGTGGGCAGAAGCTGTCTTTTTCGGCAAAAGTGACGGGAGAATTAGTAGACGGAGTTGATGTCGTAAAAAAATATGGTGTTTTTGCTGATGTTTATACGACAAAGCGCAAAGGCGGTTTTGTATGGCCAAATAGTCTTAAGTTGTGCATCCCCGATGCAGACGGATATATACACTATGATAATTTAGACACAGGGGAAACGTCTGTTGTCTTATATGTTTATACCTATCATCATATCCGCATTAAAACAGAAGATGCCGATAATCCTCTTGTGACACTGTCCGAGCCAATGCTGATAATCACTCCAATGGCAAAGCCTTTTGAGCCGCCTCTCAAAGATATGCGACGAGGTACACTATCAGCGGCCTATATGGGGGTAAATGTGTCGGAGAGCAAGATTCCATCCAGCAATTTTGCCGACTATACTTGGGCAAAGATAGAGGGAGCACCGGGAGCAAATGGCGAAAAAGGCGAAAAAGGAGAAAAAGGCGCAGACGGCAGAGATGGAGCTGCGGGCGCATCATTAGGTCGGAACTTACTCCGCAATGCCGATTTCCACACCTCCGAAGATATTAGAGATGTGTCTGGTGCCATCGTCTTTCGGCTTACTGGCGGGTCTATCACAGGAGAGACTTTTAATGGTAGCGGTGTCCTTAAAGATAAGTGCAACTTCTATGTGCACAATCTCCCGTCTGGTGCTTATACTCTATCATTCTGGAGTAAAAACGCGCCGAATGATATACTGATAGATACAAACGACAGGGTATATGTAGAGGTATTCCGTTGCACTGCGAATAATTCTTCCGATAGGTGGAGCAGCTCATATATAGCAGCCATTTACGATAAAAAGTATTACCCCGAATGGACAAAACACACGTTAACATTTAATTTTAAGCGTGAGATTGTGATGGACAACGGAAATACTTATGATTATGATAGCATCAGGGTTCTATTTTATGCGAGTGGCCACACGATTTACACATCTCAGCCAAAACTGGAAATAGGTGACACCGCATCCGATTTTTGCCTAAACGAGGAGGACCAAAAAGGACAAGACGGTACAAGCATCACTCCTAAGGGGCAACTCACAAGCTCGGCAAATCTCCCTACAACTGCACAAAAAGGAGACTCGTATATTATTGACGGATTTTTGTGGGTGTACACTGGAGCTAACACTACTGGCGCGGTCCGCGGATTTGTCAATGCTGGCAGTATAAAAGGGCCTGCAGGGGCGTCATCTTATGTGCATATTGCATATTCAAATTCTGCGGACGGTACTGTCGACTTTACGACAAAAGACAACGCCGGCAGCGGCAAAAGCTATTTATTTGTGGGTATTTGCGTGGATACAAATTCCGCTGACCCAACAGATGTTAACAAGTATAAATGGACTGCTTTGGCGGCAGAACAGACACGTCCTAATATCCTCTATCAATCAGGCTTTGAGGAGGGGCGCGTCGACTATTGGCAGGCAGGGCAAGCCCTCGCAAATACAAAAATCGAAAAGGGTATCTGCAACGGTCGCAACGCGCTGACATTGACAGGTAACGATGGCGCACTCGTAGCGCAAAAAGTAGATGATAGATTGCAGCCCAATAGATGGTATACTCTGTCTTTTTATGCTAAAGTAAAAGCGGGTATTCATGTGCTGGCCACTGGCGGCTTTATTGAGAGCAATGCCGCGGGAGGACATTTCGCCCCTTTGCCCGATTCGACCGACCTCGACCTCTTGTCGCTATCTCCAAACAGCGACTATAAGTTTTATTCGGTGACTTTTAAGACACGGCCGACTTTACCCGCAGGAGACAAGTTTATATCGTTTACTTTATGGGGCGCTGGCTCGTCTATCTGTATGCCAAAACTGGAGGAGGGACAGACGGCAACAGCTTTTATGGTAAATGAAAACGACCTAAAAGCCTCAACGCTGCGCCCTTGCGGTCAATGGGGGAGCAATGTGACTTACGAAAACAACCGCCTATATATAGACGTGGTGAGCCACAACGGCCAGTACTACTCTTGTAAAAAGACAAATGTGGGACAGACACCTTCTGCGAATTCTCCATTTTGGGGAATTTCTAACAAGATGAAGTTTGTAGCTACGGATCTATTGCTTGCGGAAAGTGCTTTTATTGACAATCTTGGGGTGCGTACTATCGCAACTCGAGCAAACGGGCCGCGCTTTATCGCAGAAGCAGGAACTTGGGCTATCTACGGTACTAACCAAAAACCGAGTATTGAGAGCTGGGTGGACGACGAGGGAAATGCTCATCTCAGGTTTAACGACAAAGATGGTCGTGCAATCTATGACTTAGGTCCTCAAGGAGTGAGAGATATGCTCACGTCTCCAGCTTTTGATAGCATCGGTTTGTCTGCTGCCATGCCTCTTGGATATACAGACGATCAAATGCAGAGAAAACTTGTGGAGTATGCAGCTGGTGGCTTAGATAAGATTAACTATAGTAGATATTACCAATATCATGCTGGCAAAAATGCGCTCACAAAAGCCTATGACGATAAAGTCTTTGTGTCCGACACTTTGGCTCTATCTCCTAATCTGTATTGTCCTAATGGCCGATACATCCTCAAATGTACGGCTCGAGAGAGCGAGCCACAATTTGTCAGAGATGGCATAACCTATCCCTCTGCACTTGTAGGAGGATCTGCTACTGTATGGACGGTTAAAAATGGGGCTATAACAGAGACCAAGAAAATTCTTTGGGTAAGGACAGTATATAAATAAAATATCTATAATCAAGAACTTGCTTAAGTTCTTCACCGGGGAGAAAAGAAAAAAGAAGCCCCCGGCCTGTTAATTAGTAACGCCAATCACTTTTAACAACACACCCATAAGATGCTGACCGGAGGCTAAAAACCTCTGCTGCACCTTATGGGCTTTTTTATTTGTTATTAAAATGATTGGCGTTGCTAAATTACAAAAAATACATAAATGAAGATATTTGAGATTGTAAAAATTAACAGGGAACTACTAATAAACCTACATACAGCAGGAGTAAGAATAGAGGATGCTGAATACATTGATTTGTTTGCAGAGTATCAGAATTTGTTTAATAAAGGCGAAAAGGTATCCTATATCGTAGCTGTACTTGCAGATAAATATGCTGTGAGTGAGCGAAAAGTATATGGGCTAATCAAACATTTTCAAAGTGACTGCAATTTATTTGCAGTATGATAGTTGATGGCCGCTCTTGTTTGCTGCGAAAACTCACGACCTTTGCTCCCATTATGACAAAGCAATATCTTTCGGCACCGCTACCTTTTCAGGGACAGAAGCGGATGTTCGCCAAGGAGTATATCAAGGTACTCCAGCAGTTCCCTGACGGAACTGTCTTCGTAGACTTGTTCGGAGGCAGTGGATTATTATCACATATAGTTAAGTATCAGAAGCCTCACTCTGAGGTGATCTATAATGATTTTGACGGATACCGACTGCGCCTTGAGCACATATCTCAAACAAATGAACTGCTTTCAAAAATTAGAAAGGTGGTGTACGATGTACCAAGATATAAAAAGATAACAGGAGCTACCCGCGAAAGGGTCTTTGAGTGTCTGCAAGAGCACCAGGATCATTATGGATATTTGGATTTTATCACTATATCCGCATCTATCATGTTTTCGATGAAGTATAGCCTAAGTATAGAGGAGATGCGAAAGGAGGCTCTATATAATAATGTGCGCTTGACAGATTACCCGCTATGTGATGACTACTTAGATGGGATAACGATTGTGTCGGCAGACTATAAGCAGGTGTTTAATCAATATAAGGACACTCCAAATGTCGTGTTTCTTGTTGATCCTCCATATTTAAGTACAGAGGTAGGTACTTATAAGATGTATTGGAAACTTGCTGACTATCTTGATGTGCTGACGGTACTTACTGGGCACTCATTTATTTACTTTACAAGTAATAAGTCATCCATCCTTGAGCTGTGCGACTGGATTGATCGAAATAAGGGCATAGGTAATCCTTTCGAGGGTTGTACAAAGGTCGAGTTTAACGCCCATATGAATTATAGCGCATCGTATACAGATATTATGCTCTATACTAAGGCCGTTTGAAAAGTATTCTAATGTCGTTGTAACGATGGCTTTGAGTTCGGTTTGCCTATTCTGCGTCTTTGAGTGCCATAGCCTTTGTGGTTAGTGAGGTTTAGAGGTCGTCTGTATCATAGCAGATGACCTTTTTGTATCTACTATTTACAGCGGTGTACACATGCGTATTTTTATAAACATGTTTTATAACATATAAAATAAGTGTCTAAATATTTGGACATATAAAAATAAATGCATATCTTTGCACTATCAAAATAAAACAAATAACAAACTACTAAAAACTATAAAATTATGGCAAAGTACACAATTACTTACAAGTGCGGACACACTGAAGAAATGCAACTTTTTGGCAAGATGAATGACCGCTACAGCAAAATTGATTGGTATGCGACTCAAGATTGCCCTGAGTGCAAGGCAGCAGCAGCAAGAGCAACAGCAAAAGAGCGTGGCCTCGTAGAGCTTGAGGGTACAGCAAAGCAGATTGTTTGGGCTGAGCAAATCAGAGCAAAATTTTTAGAGCTGAGCGAGCAAATAAAAAAGCAGCTTGCATCAAAATCCGACGACCCCAGAGCACTGGCACTATTTGCGATGCTTGACGATGCGAAAAACAACTCAAAAGCATCTTTTTGGATTGACAATAGATTTGATTTTGACTCAGTTCGCGCAATTATCATATGGACAGGTATTAAATAATAAAAAAACAGAAAATATTATGTCAGAAAAATTTTATGCAGTAGTTCATAAAGAAGGTTCTCAGTGGATCATTCATTTCATTTCGTCGGTTAGAGGTTCTTTAGACTCTCGTTCTTTGGGGCCCTATTTGAAAACTAAAAAAGATGTCAAAGAATGGTTTAAAGAATGCCAGAATTATCACGAGTATGAAGAGTATACTTTGTGCTTTGGATAATTACGTTGCTTTGCTTTGATATTGTTAGAGTTTGATTCTTTTGAGTCAAACTTTTTTATTTATTGACTTGTCTATATATAGAAATATGTTTTATAACATATAAAATAAATGTCTAAATATTTGGACATATAAAAATAAATGCATATCTTTGCACTATCAAAATAAAACAAATATCAACTACTAAAAATTACAATTATGACAACTATCAAAAAAATCCAGACTACAAGCGACACAAACGGCTATCAAACGAATCTGAAACCTGCGTACATTGGCTTTGAGACTTGGGCAGAAGCTAAAAAATTTGCAGAAGAAAAAGACCTTGCACTCATGTGCCTCTCACAAAAAGCAGGTTGGCAAGTATGGCACCGCGAAGATAGCGTGTACGAGCCTATGACAATCACCGCTGCCGACTACGGCGACGACTACAACTTTGAGACTGATGCCGAAAAATACTTTGAGAATGAGCGTGAAATACTTGAGGACTGCGACACAATCGAAGAAGCAGAAGAAAAGCTGAAGACAATGCGCGAAGTAATAGACGCTATCAAAGCAGCAGATATTGCAGGCGGTGAGGTAGTAGTGACTTGCTGCGGTGAGTATTGCGAGACTATCAAGACCGAGACAATGAGCTGGCGCGACGAGAGCAACGGCCGTGAATATGTGATTGCAGCAGTAGAGTTAATCTAATAAAAACAAATTTTAAGCCCTCGACAACACGGTTAAGTCAGTTTTTATGATTAGCAAAGAGACTTTTTTAGATAAGCTGAGTAAAAAATCAGGTGATGTGACCGCTGTAGTTTACGATAGCCCAACAAACAGAGACTTTTTTCCAGAAAAAGTAGATGAAATTTTAGAGAAGTACAAAGAGGGCGATTACGATGGCTTTGAAGCGGCGAGTCTTGCCGACCATCCAAAAGCTGCATTACTAGCTGCATACTGTACTCTGATTCGTTTTTTATTAGGGAAAGAGGTCACAGAAGACAATTGTATTGAGTGTCTACAAGAATACTTTGGTGAGAGCGCCTCATTTTTGATTGCACACAAAGGAGAGGATACGGACTACATATTAATTTGGTAA